CGATGTTATTAATATTAATTAATTTTTAATCCACGCAAGTATGGACGCTCCAGAGGTTAATTCATACTACGTTTCTCTTGTATTCATAGTCTAACAATTCCACAACTAAGATTATGTCATCATAGGTTTATAGAATACACAAAATTTTCTAATTGCTGCGAATCAGCTCGAATACAAGTCTTCTGCATTACATACGACCTAATTCCAATTAGGGACTAAGCCTTAGAATAGTAATTGCGCTCGAACCTCTTTAGTTAATTTAAGTCTCATCAACACCTTGAATGACTCCTCATTAACAAGCAGGGCTCGTTCTGCCTAATCTAGTGTAGCCAATAAATCATAAATATTCCCCTGAAATTCGTCAGTTAATATTCGTTATATACTAAGACGAAATACTGGCTACTATAATTGTCGTAACTGTTTGAAACTCACAATATCATGCCCTGTCGCTATTGTTAATGACGAACTTGATATAGTTAAACAGTAACTAACCTTCTCTGCCTATTATCGAGACACCACTACATTTTTAAAATGGTAATCTCATCACACTATCTCCTATGTTACAGCTTTCTTATATTATAATGATAGCGTATCTGCTATAATATCACCAGTTTAACTTGATAACTAATACAGTTATTTGTAATACTACTTGTAATCTTATTTCAAATATTTTCCGCTTTTAATAAATTTATTTCTATTTCCTTTTATCAAATCCAGTTCTATATCCAAAACCAGTTTCAAGCCTTATTGAGTACTAGCTACTTAATTGCCTACAAAGAATCCTTTTCTTAATACATATATTGGGTCCTGTTACGGGGTACTCATACACGTAATCAAATCCGCCAGAATGAATTATCTATTCTCTTTATCTCATATATTTTTATGAATGATATCAACCAACAACAAAGGTACTAATCGTAATGTTGTACCACAGCGTCATGCCAATCTTAGATAATTAGTAATCTGAGCGTTGACATCTTAAGATTCGTACTCATCATATTCACTTTCTAATTTGTTGGCATTGTTCCAAGGTTTAACATAAACTAATGAACTTATTACTCATAAAGGGTATCCAGCTTTGATCCTGATTCCAGATATTGAATTATATCTGGCATGCACTCATAAAAACTCAGTATTCATTATCAGACCTTAACTCACATATGATTTTGCTGCTGATATAGGAAACCCTAATCATTTATACTCCTCAAATATAGGTTATGTATCTACTAACCTATTAAACCCCAAATCTATATCATCACCCAATACACAAGTATAATCTGCAACCAGATTTAACTTCCACAAAATATATCTATTTATAGCTAAATTAATTATACTGCCAAAGAATGAAGTCATCTTTATACCTGACATCAACCCAAATTAGGCTCATATTCTTAGCTTATCTTTACCCGTGTTGTATATTAAAAATGATCTATTACGTAAATTATCCGCTATAGACATTATCTTATCGAAATATTCCAAAGGTAGATGTTATGCCATCTATTCTACTACGACACATTACAAATCCAAACTTATAGAATTGTCAAATTTACTTACATCTAATGGGATTTACATAACGTTTGAATCTAAATAGCGTCTAGTTACAAACCTAAACCTCTAATCCTTCGTGAATAATGCAACTATAGGTATTTGAGTCCAACCAGTGCCTATTGCTGATGTAGAACCGAATTTCAAAAATGCATACAAAAAGCAAAAATCTTCAAAACATTGCTGATTAGTATTAACAAATTGTCGCACTTTGACTTATTCTAGTTTCTAGCTCGCATAAAATTCATACTATTATTTGAGTGGTTAAAGTATCTTCTTTTACATATCCTTAATGTCCTACGCCATATAATACTATCACTTTGTTGCATATTCTCTATTTCCAAATTAGCTTCCATCACTCATCAATTCCAAACTAAATTATGCCAACAACTCTGTCTAATCTACTAACTAACCTAAAAATAGCTGTTCTATAATATCACCTATAAACTAAGAAACCATATTGAAATCTTCATTCACAATTATTGGCTTCGGTGCTATCCATGGAAGCAAATTTTGATCCACAAATTATTGAAATTGCAAGTTATTGCAAAAACCAAAACAAGTTTAACCATCAATCAACTGCAAGCTCGCTGCATTGCCTACTCATCCTTTAAAACTATCATTAATAGCACTGCAATCAGATTAGGCAATACTCGTATACACAGATATCCAATCCACCAATCCCTAATCTTTTAATACAAGAGCAAGATGCATAGCACTAACAAATGACTTACTTCTATAATGTTAATAATTGTCGCACTACATTATAGCTTAATAATTATTATTTTTAAAGAGGTATCTAAACCCCCACATGGCATGCTCTAATTGTGTGCTCATTTTCAGCTAAGTCTATTAACTATATAACATGTCCTTTAATAAATAAAATGCCTGCGCATCAGTTCTCGACTTGTTGTCACTTCATAACAAGCAATCGTAATAGAAAATAACTAAATTATAACTAGATAATGATTGCACTTTCAGTTACTATTTCTGCAACGTCTATCTAACACCTTCATATAATCACAGTTATCTACATGGCTATTCCAATTCTAAATCACTTATCCAATCATTTATTTACTGTTGAATTATGCAACTATCGCAGCTTAACAGATTAATCATTAACTACGATCATCCATGTATCCAAAGCTAACTTGAACAACCTATCCCCTTTCAATTGATATCAGTCACCAACTGTCAAGTAAATATATCACAAAACACACAATGGTCCATATGCCAAATAACTTTTCAAAATGCCATTTATGCCTGCATTTATTATTAAAACTCAGCATTATCCACTTATGGATTATTTCATGATATCCTGTCACTACCCAGCCATAATAGATGCTTTTTGTCAATTAACATGCTGTCTAATTAGTCCCATACCAATAATTCCGATCTTGACATATTGAATGGTTTGAATATATATTAATCTTATTTCTTATTGTTCAGCTACACACCATTTGTCTCTAGCAATTTTCTAACTCATGCTATATGAGCACTACTCTTAACCATATCTATAAGCATATTCAGAGTCATTTCCACACCATATTTGGCTAGTAGCTTCTACCCAATAAATCAGCTTCTCAACACTTCTTAAATATTCCACAGTCAATTCTCCAATAGTTACACCGGGGCTTGGAATTCAATACCCATAACACTCCATCCTCTATTGAAGCTATCTACTAGCAATGAGTATCTCAATAAACGTAGAAGTTCCTCATCTTATAACTCGTTTATCAAGTCATGCACTAATTGTTCACCACCTTATGGATTTAATATTGCCTAAAATGTAGGCAAGGCAGTCACAGCAACATATGGTACAGAACCAAGCCGTTTTGAGCTCTAGAAACTTGATAAACTAGATATCATTATTTAATTCCTATTACTGACATCTGATCAGACCAGCAGATCTAATATACCTATATTATCAATATAATCTGGAATTTCGGATATCCTTATATTGGCATCTATCATACTACTAAGCTAACTTCTACTCCAGTCTATAGCTAACACAGTTGCAATTGGTGCTACATGATAACCGACAGTATCAGTAGTATCCATATTTTTGCTTAAAAACAAATCTCATGTATATCTTACAGCCATAGCTATTAAGATTTTATCCAACAATTTTCTGACAAGTGATTGAAAAGTCCAATGCTGCAAAAACTGATAAGTATGTCGATTTGCTGCCAAATCACCAACCACACCAATTTGCTAATATGCTATATCACACAGTTAGTTTATACCCCAATCGAAACCCTAACCTATTAATGATTGCATAGAGCCATCAGATGTCTGCACTTATAGATCTCCTTAAGATAATAATGTTTCAAAATCCGCTATTAATGGTCCAATAAATTGATTTTCAC